CTTCGGCGCTAGAAAGGGTGGATACTATGACACCGATATGTACAAAGGAAATGGAACCGCTCACTAAGAGGCGGTATTGGTTTGCTATGTCATCGTTTGCTAGAATGTATACACCACCAAAGGTGACTCAAGAAATGTCTGACTTTTGTTTAGGTTGGGCGTTACATGAAGAGATCGCACCATTGGATGACTTGAATCATGTTGACAGATACTTTAGAGCGTTATGGATCGAATCAAAGAATTAGAATCTGAAAACCGTTGGTTGAAAGAAGAGATCAGAAGATTGAGACATCAACTGGCTATGACTGATGAAAAGAAATGGGCACATCCAAACTCATGTGTCCACAATCCAGACCCTTGGGAGACATGGAAGTTCAAATAGGTATACTTATTTTCATGTGTAGTTTTGGCGTATTTTTATTTGTAGTATCACTTTTCGATCAATGATGCATCAATTAGGACATATAGCAAGAGCAGTAATGGAACGCCCATGGTGCTTAGGTGTCATGGGATTCTTACTTGTATTCGTTCCCATCTTAGGCATGTGGGCAGTCCATAAATATAATTGGGAACACTGGGAACCTTTCTCTAGGAGTCACAAATGAACCCCGTAATTTTAGTCGGGTGTTTTACACCCCTTATCATTATTTTCATTGTGATGAAACTTGCTGTGTGGGTTGAAGCAGTTAATACTGAGGCGGATTATGTCAGAAAAGAACCTCTACGAAAACGAGGACCCTTCGTGGAGAATCCATATGCTGACGTTGATGAAGAGGAAGAGGAATATGGAAGTAGCACAGATTATCAATGAAGCAATTCAGGAGTGGTATTCTGAGCAAGGTCTTCCTGTTCCCAAGTGGAAAATGAAAAAAGATCCTGATTGGTGGACCGAATACCTAAGAGAACTAGAAGACAAATAACTTTTATTTTATCTTCATATTGTCATATTACGTATAAATCGTAGCTTAAGTTTACACTATTTTTTGCTAGATACACTATACTAGTGTAACACTACGGACTAATCAAATGGAATCAGACAAAGAATTATCTGACCTTAGTATGACTAGGGCAGAATGTCCGAAGTGTGGTGCGGTTTGGATTAACGGACAGCACTACTGGTCTGGTACTGGTAAGTTAGGAAACGAGTTAGATCTTGCTGGTCTTGTTTGTAATAAGTTAGGAAACTTTCAGTGTATTAACCCCAAGCGTGGTGCTGAAGGTGGAGACACTTGGGCAAAACGTATGGAAGATCTGGATAAGAATGGTCCAGAGATGGACAAAGATATGAGGGATAAATAATTCTAGGCGAATAATATGTGATGGCTGCTGGAGATGATGTCTATCTTGGTAATCCGCTTCTAAAAAAAGCGAATGTAAAAATTGATTTTACCAAGGAACAGATTGAAGAATATTTAAAGTGTAAAGAAGATCCTGTATATTTCACTAAGAACTACGTACAGATCGTTTCACTTGATGAAGGTCTAGTGCCATTTAAAATGTGGGACTTCCAAGAAGAGTTAATCGAGAAGTTTCACTACAACAGATTTAACATTGCTAAGTTACCACGACAGACTGGTAAGTCTACTACTGTGGTATCTTATTTGCTGCATTATATTTTGTTTAATGACAATGTTAATGTAGGTATCCTGGCAAACAAAGCATCCACTTCACGTGACCTGTTAGCACGTTTGGCTACAGCATATGAAAACTTACCTAAGTGGATCCAGCAAGGTGTGGTAGTATGGAACAAAGGTAACATCGAATTAGAAAATGGCAGTAAGATATTGGCAGCTTCTACGTCTGCAAGTGCTGTCCGAGGTATGTCGTTTAACATCATCTTTCTCGACGAGTTCGCGTTCGTCCCGAATCACATTGCTGAGTCGTTCTTTGCCTCTGTTTATCCTACTATTACTTCTGGTACAAAAACAAAAGTAATCATCATCTCTACCCCACAGGGTATGAACCACTTCTATAAGATGTGGCAAGATGCTGTTGCTGGTAGAAACGGATACACATATCATGAAGTCCACTGGTCACAGGTTCCTGGTAGGGATGCCAAGTGGAAAGAACAAACAATTAAAAACACGTCTCAGCGTCAGTTCACACAAGAGTTTGAGTGTGAATTCCTGGGATCGGTTGATACATTGATTTCTGCTGCCAAACTCAAGGCACTAGTGTTTGAAGAACCTATTACTAGAAACAAAGGTTTGGATGTGTATGAAAAACCAAAAGAAAAAGCTGAATACTTAATGACAGTTGACGTTAGTCGTGGCATCGGTGGCGACTATTCTGCTTTCATTGTGTATGATATTACTACCGTTCCTTATCGTATTGTAGCAAAGTACAGGAACAATGAAATTAAACCCATGCTCTTTCCTAGCGTCATTAATGATGTTGCTAGGGGATACAACAATGCCTGGGTTCTGTGTGAAGTGAATGACATTGGAGATCAAGTAGCTTCCATTTTGAACTTTGATCTAGAGTATCCTAACGTTCTTATGTGTGCCATGAGGGGACGTGCTGGTCAAATTGTTGGACAAGGATTCTCTGGCAACAAAACACAACTCGGCGTTAAGATGAGTGTGACCGTCAAGAAGGTAGGGTGTGCCAACCTCAAGCAGATCGTTGAGGATGACAAACTTATCTTTAATGACTATGACATTATTAATGAGTTGACTACGTTTATCCAGAAGAAACAATCATTCGAAGCAGATGATGGATTCCACGATGACCTTGTAATGTGTATGGTTATTTTTGCTTGGTTGGTCCAGCAAGATTACTTTAAAGAAATGACTGACAATGATATCCGTCAGCGTATCTACGATGAGCAGAAAAATCAAATTGAACAAGACATGGCACCATTTGGGTTTATCACTACAGGTCTAGAGGGTGACGAAGGATTTGTTACGGATGGTACAGTCTGGTATGGAGATACTCAAGAAGAAGTAGGATACATGTGGGACTATCGATAATGAATTTAGAAGATCAGTTTTCTCTAGATCATTTAATATTCAAGGAAAGAACTTGCCGTAGTTGTGGCAAGACCAAAAGTTTGATGGATGATTTTTACTTAACAAGAAAAGATAGAGCAACTGTAGCGTCAGCATATTCATACGAATGTAAATTGTGTACTGTCAAAAGAGTAATAGAATCTAGAAAAAGAAACGATCTGACTTCGATGTGGGACTATCCTGATTGGTGATGTTCATGTTTTGTTTCCCCACTCAAGGAGTTCAAAAACATAAATATTTTTAGATTAAATCTGGATACCTCAGGAGAAACTCATGGCAAGTCTTATCTCGCCTGGTATTGTAATCAAAGAACGTGACCTTACTACAGCTGTTGTAACGAATACTAGTGCTATCACTGGTGCTTTTGCTTCAACTTTTGCTAGAGGTCCCGTTGGAGAGATTGTAACTATCAGCTCACAGAAAGAACTATTAGATACATTCGGTGCCCCCAAATCAGACAATGCTGAAGATTGGTTTGTAGCATCCGAATTCCTTAACTACGGCGGCAGACTCGCTGTAGTCCGTGCCGAAACTGGCACCAACTCTGCTAACACTGGAGCAAACGCTGCTCTCAATGTTCTAAACAAAGCAGAATGGGATGCTGGTCTTGGTGCTGGCGAAAGCTTTGTTGCCAGAAGCCCTGGTATCTGGGGCGATTCTCTTAAGGTAATTGTTGTTGACCGTGGTCCTGACCAAGTTCTAACACTTGCTGCTGGATGGGACAACACCCCTGTTATCGGATCTTCTGTTTCATTCAACCTTGCTGCTGGCGGCACTGCTACTGCTGATGTAATGGCATGGGACGCTGCTACAAGACAACTCACTATTGCTCTTGCTGATCCAAATACTTTGATCAGCACTTCTGATACGTTTGAAGATGGCAACGAGATTGGAACCTTCACTCACAATGGAGTTATCGAAGCAGGTAGAACTCCTGGCACTTACACACTACCTGCTGATGTTAATGGTGCTGTTTTCCAGGTTGTAGTTGCTGACGCTGGCGGCGGCGCTGGTGGTGCTGTAATCGTAAATCTCCTTGCTCCTGGTGATGGTTATACTGTAGGAGACACAATTAACCTTCCTGCTGGATCGGGATTCGGTGGTACTGACATTCTAGTTACCGTAACTGCTCTTGATCCAGATATCGCTATCGAATCTGCTTCTAGCTGGTATGCTTCTGCTACAGTTTCTGGTGTAAAACTTTCAAACATCGGTCCTCGCCCTGGCACTTCTGCTTACGCTGCTTCTAGAGGAGTTGAATATGATGAAGTTCACGTTGCTGTTGTTGATGTCACTGGTGATATCAGCGGCACTGCTGGCACCATCATCGAGCGTCTAACCTATCTCTCCAAACTAACTGACGGTAAGGGAACTGAAGGTCAGGCAGCATACTACAAGACTGCTATTAACGAAGGTTCTGAGTACGTCTTCACTGGTGCCACTCTAACTGGTACTGGTTCTGGAGCAGCATGGGGTCAAGAGTCATCTGCTGTAACTGGAAAACTTCAGTTGATTGGTGGCGGTGGTGCTTTCACTCTATCTGCTGGTGCTGATGACTATGATTACGACGCTGGTGAAATTGACACTGCTTATGAAGTCTTCAGCGAGACAGAAGATGCTACCGTAGACTTTGTTCTTATGGGTGGTTCAATGTCAGACGAAACCGATACGCTTCTCAAAGCAGGTTCGGTCATGGCAGTTGCTCAGAACAGAAAGGATTGTGTTGCTTTCATTTCTCCTTACAGAGGAAATCAAGTCGCTTCGACTGGCGGCGCTCTTTCTAAGAACGCTCAGAAGACAAATACAATTAACTTCTTCAATCAACTAACTTCCACATCATACGCTATGTTTGATAGTGGTTATAAGTACATGTATGATCGCTTCAACGATCTATATCGTTGGATCCCATGTAACGGTGACGTTGCTGGTCTCTGTGTTTCCACTTCTGCTACTCTGGAAGATTGGTACTCACCTGCTGGCACTAACCGTGGTGGTCTAAGAAATGCTGTTAAACTAGCATACAACCCAGGTCAAGCTGATAGAGACGAACTCTATCAAGCAAGAGTTAACCCAATTGTTTCTTTCCCTGGTTCAGGTGTAATCCTGTTTGGTGATAAGACCGCTCTCGCCTCACCTTCTGCTTTCGATAGAATTAACGTTCGTCGTCTATTCCTCGCTGTACAGAAGAGAGCAGAACAACTTGCTAAGGGTGTACTATTTGAGCAAAACGATGCCGCTACTAGAGTTGGTTTCGCTTCTGCTTTAAATTCATACCTAGGCGAAGTCCGTTCAAGAAGAGGAGTGACCGACTTCCTCGTAGTTTGTGATGAATCTAACAACACCCCATCGGTAATTGATCGTAACGAGTTTGTTGCTGAAATCTACATGAAACCAACCCGTTCTATCAACTACATCTCAGTTACCTTAACGGCAACTAAGACGGGTGTTTCCTTTAGTGAAGTTATCGGTTCTTGATAATTAATAATTTCACAAACGTATTAGAGGAAAAAACAAATGGCAACTAGAATTAACGACTTTATCACTAATATTGGGCAAGGCGTAAAGCCCAATATGTTCGCCATTGATATTCAATGGCCTACTGGCGGACTAGAAGGCGGAACCCCTGGCGCTGATGGCGGTGGGGAAGCTGCTGGACTAAGCGACAAAACTCTTGTCGATGTACTTTGTAAGTCCGCCGCTCTACCTGCTTCTAACCTTGGTGTTATCGAAGTTCCTTTCCGTGGTAGAACCGTCAAGATCGCTGGTGATCGTACCTTCGATACTTGGACTGCTACCTTCTTCAACGATAAGGACATGAAGATTCGCTCTTACTTCGAAGCATGGTTAGAGTCGATGAACACCCACGAAGGTAACTACGCTCCTAACTTTATTCCTACCAAGGAAACCAATGGTTACATGGCGGAAGTTACTGTCAAGCAACTTGAGAAGCATGGCGAAGAAGGTGGTCAGATCCTAAGATCTTACATCCTCAAGCATTGCTTCCCAACCAACGTATCTCAGATTGATCTTGCTTATGACAGCAACGATCAGATTGAAGAGTTTACTGTTGAGTTCCAGTATGCTTACTGGTTAGTTGACGGTGCTACCACAGGACCTCTTGATGCTGGCGACTCTGGCAGAACTGGTACTTCGAAGAAGATCGTTCTCTAATCTAATAAATAGATCTATAGGAACATAGATCTATTGAGATGAGTCAACTCTTCGGTTTTATTATTAATAAAAGTGGTGAGGATAGGGGTCAATCCCCTATCCCACCAAATCAAGATGACTCCGTAGCGGTAGCCGCTGGGGGTCATTTTGGTACATATGTGGATGTCGATGGCTCACAGGGTCGGAATGAATATGAACTGATCAAGCGTTATAGAGATATGGCGCTTCATCCAGAGTGTGACTCTGCTATTGACGAAATTGTCAATGAGTTTGTTGTCAGCGATGCTGATGATTCTCCTGTTGAAATTGAATTATCTAACCTTGATGTCAGTGCTGGTGTCAAGAAAAAGATCCGTGATGAATTTAATTACATCAAAAAACTTTTAAACTTCGACAAGAATGCTCACCAAATCATTCGGACTTGGTACATCGATGGTCGTACATATTATCATAAGGTTATCGACTTGGACAAACCCAAGAAAGGTATCCTAGAACTTCGTTATATTGATCCTCTCAAATTACGTAAGGTAAGACAGAAGATTAAGAGTCCAGAAGCAGCATCTCAAGGAGCAAAAGGAACTGCTCTTGAGTATGACTGGGGTGATTACATTGATTACTATATCTACAATCCTAAAGGTTATGCCAATGCCATGACCGTAAACGCTACATTTGATTTCGCTTCCTCAAACGGAATCAAGATGGCAGCAGATTCTATTGCTAAGTGTAACTCAGGTCTAATGGATCTGAACAAGAAACAACCATTGAGTTTCCTACACAAAGCAATCAAGTCTCTCAATCAACTCCGTATGATTGAAGACTCTCTTGTTATCTACAGATTGTCCCGTGCTCCAGAGCGTAGAATTTTCTACATCGATGTCGGCAATCTACCTAAGGTCAAAGCGGAACAATATCTCCGTGACGTGATGGCGCGTTATCGTAACAAACTAGTTTACGATGCTAGCACTGGTGAGATCCGTGATGACAAAAAGCATATGAGTATGCTGGAAGACTTCTGGCTTCCTCGCCGCGAAGGTGGCAGAGGAACTGAAATCACAACTCTTCCTGGTGGTCAAAACCTAGGCGAACTCAAAGATGTTGAGTATTTCAAGAAGAAGCTTTATAACTCTCTCAACCTTCCCCCTTCTCGTCTTACCGACGATAACAAAGGATTTAACCTCGGTAAAACAACTGAAGTCCTACGTGACGAACTCAAGTTCAGTAAGTTCATCGGAAGACTTCGTAAAAGATTTAGCGAACTTTTCCACGATCTTCTCAAGACACAACTCATCCTCAAAGGAGTAATTGCTCCCGAAGATTGGGATGAGATGGAAGAACATATCCAGTATGACTTCCTGTTTGACAACCACTTCAATGAATTGAAGGAACAGGAAATGATGCTACAACGTATGAACCTCGTTACTCAAATGGATCCATTCCTTGGTAAGTATTTCTCTGTTGACTACATCCGTCGTCAAATTCTCCAACAGACTGAGAAAGAAATGAAGGAAATGGATAAGCAAATCAAGGGTGATATTGACTCTGGTCTTGCTATGAATCCTGCTGACATTAATACGTTTGACATGATGGATCGTCAAAACGATGCCTTTGCTCCTGAACTAGAAGCACAAGCAGCGGACGATGCTCAAGCAAGAGAGATTGAAAAGATGAAGGCAATGCCAAAACCCGCTCCAGCACCAGCGGCAAAAAAGAAAACTGATAAATAACTAATAACCCGTTTTTATGTTATGTCTGATCAACCATTAGATTCTGAAGTGCTCAATGTTGTCAACTTAATTGCTGACAAAAAACGAGCGGATGCTCTCGATGCTATTGAGGACATCCTTTATGCTAAAGCATCAGAAACAATTGATACATATAAGAAGACCGTAGCTAATACGTTCTTTGATGAACCAACAGGAGATACTCCAGAAGAACAATGAAACTAATTACTGAAAGCATCGAAGACATCCGTATCCTTACAGAGGAAAAGGATGGTGAAAAGCACCTCTACATTGAAGGTGTATTCCTCCAGTCGGAGATTAAGAACCGTAACGGAAGAATCTATCCTTTCGATGTTCTCAATAAAGAAGTTGAAAGATATTCTGAAGAGTATGTCAAAGCTGGTCGTGCCCTAGGTGAACTAGGTCACCCTGACGGTCCCACTGTCAATCTTGATCGAGTGTCTCACAAGATCACATCACTAAAGGCAGAGGGTAACAACTTCATGGGTAAAGCAAGAATTCTTGATACTCCCATGGGTAAAATTGCCAAGAGTCTCCTCGGTGAAGGTGTAAAACTTGGTGTTTCCTCCAGAGGAATGGGTTCTCTCAAAGAGGAAAACGGCGTGAAGTATGTTAGTGATGACTTCATGCTCGCCACTGCTGCTGATATCGTAGCAGATCCTTCCGCTCCTGACGCTTTCGTCAACGGAATTATGGAAGGTAAAGAATGGGTTTGGGAAGGCGGTTTACTCCGTGAAAGACAAATCCAAGAGATGAAAAAGGAAATTGATAACGCTTCTAGAATTAATCTAGAAGAAAAAATGCTTTCCGCATTTGACAAGTTCCTTTCAAATCTTTGAATTCATAAATAATCTTAGAATAATCATTTAGATACTTACGAGGAAAACTCAAATGTCAGATATGCTTAACGAAAAGTTTGAGGAGTTTGCCAGTGAGCACGCCACTGTCCTCGCTGAGGCAGGACAAGATCCAATGCCAACGGTGACGGCTGCTGTTCTTCCTGGTGACGCCGCTGCTTCAGGTCAATCAAATACTGCTGTTAACGCTAAAGCCGCTGCTGGCGAAGGCGCTACAGGACATGCCGCTCCACTTCAGCCTGGTATTGCCATCGGTCAGAAGGCACCCGCTGAAGTTAATAGCGTAACCACCACTCCTCATGAACATGATGAGGATGGCGATGAGAATCCTGGTGCTAAGGCTGCTGCTCCCATCTCTGGTGGTATCTCTGGCGAACCTAACCGTGGCGCTTCTAACACTGATCTTCCTAACGGAACTGCTCCTAAGTTCGGTGCTGAAATTGCTTACGGAACCAAGGAAGGTGGTAGCGTAACCTATCCCATCAAACCTAAGTTTGAAGACCTCGACGTATCTGCTGATGTTTCTGCTCTCACCGAGGGTACTGAACTCAGCGAAGAGTTTGCTGAAAAAGCAAAAACAATTTTTGAAGCTGCTGTTAAGTCTAAGTTGTCTGAAGAGTGGACCAAACTCGAAGAGCACTACAAGACACAACTCGCTGAGCAAGTCGAAGCTGTTAAGAAAGAACTTGCTGAAGAAGTTAACGGCACCGTCAACTACGCCGTCACCAAGTGGCTTGAGGAAAACCAAGTTGCTGTTGACCGCGGAATCAGAAATGAGATTACTGAAGACTTCATTAGCGGTCTAAAGAATCTCTTTGAATCACATTATATCTCAATCCCCGACGAGAAGGTAGACGTTCTCGAAGGTATGACTGAAGATCTTTGTAAGATGGAAGAACGCCTCAACGAACAGGTTAAGGCTAATATTGAACTTCAAAATCGTCTTAATGAGTCTGCTAAGCAGATCATCGTCAAGCAAATTGCCGAGGATCTAGTAGACACACAAAAGGACAAACTAGCATCCCTCGCTGAGGGAGTTGAGTTTACTTCTGAGGAGGAATTCTCTAAGAAACTCACCACTATTAAAGAGTCATACTTCCCCAAGGAAGGTGCTCCTAAAGTAGTTGCTGACGAAACTCCAGTGGAAGCAGAAGAGGTAACACCAGCAATGGCAATGTACCTCCAGGCAATGAACCGCTGGAATCAGTGATTCCCTAAATAATTCTATCCACATTTCCTAACAAAAAACTCGGAGAAAGTAATGTTTAACGCACAACATCTCCAGGAAAAGTGGTCCCCTGTTCTTAACCATGGCGAAGCTCCTGAAATCCAGGATCGCTACAAGAGAGCAGTGACCTCTGTACTCCTGGAAAACCAAGAAAGAGCTCTTCGTGAAGAGCGCGGCATGATCAATGAAGTTGCCGTAAACTCACTAGGCGCTAGCACCGTAACCCCCGCTGGTTCTGCTCTCGCTTCAAACAACACCGCTGGTCTTGCTGGTTTCGACCCCGTTCTAATCAGCCTCGTTCGTCGTGCTATGCCTAACCTAATGGCATATGACGTTTGTGGTGTTCAGCCTATGTCAGGTCCTTCAGGTCTCATCTTCGCTATGAGATCCCGCTACGAGAACCAAGGCGGAGAAGAGGCACTGTTCAACGAGCCTGATGCCAACTTCACTGCTGGTCTCGACGCTACTGCTGGTGCTTATGACACCACACGTGGTGGCGCTGGTGATGCCCTTGCTGGCACCAACCCTGGTCTCCTCAACGACGGTGGCACCTACGAAACAACCCGTGGTTTCTCACGTGAAGATCTAGAGCAAGCTGGCGATGCTGGTAAGCTGTTCCGTGAGATGTCATTCAGCATCGAGAAGACCTCTGTGACTGCTAAGTCCAGAGCACTCAAAGCTGAGTACACTCTAGAACTCGCTCAAGACCTCAAGGCGATCCATGGTCTTGACGCTGAGCAAGAGCTCGCTAACATTCTGTCTAGCGAAGTTCTCGCTGAGATCAACCGTGAAGTTGTCCGTCGTGTATACAGCGTTGCTAAGCCTGGTGCTCAGAACAACGTTGCTAACGCTGGCATCTTCGACCTCGACGTTGACAGCAACGGTCGTTGGTCGGTTGAGAAGTTCAAAGGTCTTCTCTTCCAAATCGAGCGTGACGCTAACGCTATCGCCCAAGACACTCGTAGAGGAAAGGGCAACTTCCTGATCTGTTCAGCTGACGTTGCTTCTGCTCTCGCCATGGCTGGTGTTCTTGACTATTCCTCAGGTCTCTCAGGCGCTGGTGGTCCTTCCATCGGTACTGTTGATGACACTGGCAACCTTGCCGTTGGTACTATTAACGGTCGTATCAAGGTCTACGTTGATCCTTACTCTGCTAACTTCAGCGATGACCACTACTACGTAATGGGTTATAAGGGCACCTCTCCTTATGACGCTGGTCTCTTCTATTGCCCATACGTTCCCCTCCAGATGGTTCGTTCGATCGATCCTAACAACTTCCAGCCCAAGATTGGCTTCAAGACTCGTTACGGTATGGTCAGCAACCCATTCGTTACCACCAACGGTGCTTACAACGGCACCCCTGACGGTGAGACCCTCACCGCTGGTGTTAACATGTACTACAGACGTGTTCTTGTACGTAACCTCATGTGATCCATCAGATTCACTGAATTGTCAGGGACCCCTAACGGGGGTCCCTTTTTTATTAAATACCTATAGACTGAGAAAGCATTATGTCCACTGGATCCGTGAGCAAAACTGACCTACTCGCTAGAGTATATAAATTAAAGACCGCCCTTTACAACGGTTCAAGACAAGACAAGAATGGTGAGTGGCACGATGGTGCTCACCATGCCTATAATGAAATTCTAGACATCCTAAACGAATACGTTCGATGAGAAAAGACCTAGACAACACAGACGGTATGCTACCTGACACAGACGAGAAGGTTCTTCGGGAGCGTTGTGCTAAGATGAAGAACGAAATCCTTATGGAGGAACCATGCCCTATCTACGAAGCAACCACGGAGGACTGGGATGACTTCTGGTACAACTACGATGAATGAAGACTGGCGTTACAGTGACGCTCGTATGAAACTACGTGAAGAGGTTTATAGTATCCTCCTCAAGAAGTTTGGATCTCAGTTAAATGAAGATGGTTCTCCTGTACATAGTATGGAGAGTATTACTTCTTGTTGTCACGATTGGGTAAGTCAAGGACACGCTATTTCAGCAGGCATCGTTGCTTACTACCAGGCATACTACACCTAAATAGTAATGCTTGGGAAGTTGACACATGCCTGCTGAATGGTATAAGGAACAAATTGGAAATAGAAACTACCTCTCGCCAGTTGGATTTAAACTCCAACTGGAAAAGTTTCGGGGGGTAGATTTTTTCTGTCAGCGAGTTAACCTCCCTGATCTTTCTATGCCATTCACCGAAGTCCCCACTAGGTTCCGTCAATTTCCTATCGTAGCTGGTGGCGGGGTAACATATGGGGACTTGTCTGTGACGTTTATTGTCGATGAAGAGTTAATTAACTGGCGTTCTATTTTTGATTGGGTAAGACAAAACGGTGTGTCTGAAGGACATATGCCGACCCAAGAACCAGAGTATAGTAATGGTCAAGTATTAATCTACACCTCGTCGTACAATGTAAATCATGTTATTGATTTTGAAAATTTATTTCCAATTAGTGTATCTGAAATGAGTTTCGATGCTTCATCTAATGACATCGAATACTTTACAGCTCAAGTAACATTCAAGTATACTAAGTACAACATCCGTGATGAAACCTTTGCTATTCAACAATGAATTTTGAATCTCTTCGTAATAAATTTGAGAAAATTAAAGATGAGTGGGCACAAGATAGTTTTGTAGAGTTTGAATTTAAGAACAAGAACTACAGTGCTGACCTCGGCAAGATCTCAATGGAGATCCCTTTCCAACATAATAAATACTTAAACCATTACACAGATCTTTCACAGATTAAAACCAGTCTGGAATTTGAAGTCCGTAAATTAGTCCGAGAAAAAAGAGAGTATTACAGCGGGGAGGCAGAAGCAAAAGTTTACGCTGAGAAACCTTTCGGATCAAGTATTAAAACCGCCGACAAGATGAAAGTCTATCTTGAGTCGGACGACGACATCATTAACCAAGAAGCAAAAATCAAATACATTGATCAGATGCTTTATTTTCTAGATAATGTTTTAAAGATGATTTCACAAAGAAATTATCATGTGAAGAACGCTATTGAATGGGAGAAGTTTATTAATGGAAACTAATGTCCCTGATTACTGTCAAGAAGAAGAACGAAGTATATCTTACCGTTAATTCTGATCAGCACGTTCATCATGAATTAGCGGATTACTTTTCTTTTGAATTACCAGAAGCAAAGTTCTTAAAACGGCAGCCCAGATTTAGATACTGGGATGGTATGATTCACCTGTACTCTCCTGCTACAGGTGAATTGTATGGCGGATTACTTCCCCATCTAAAAGAATGGTGTGCCGAACGAAAGTATAGATTAAGTTACGAACCTAACGATTGGTATGGAGACGTTGAAGAAAGCAACGGGTTCGTCTCCCCCAAAGGTGTAGCAGATTTTATGAATAGTATCTCTAAGTACAAACCTAGAGACTATCAATACATGACGGTGTACAAAGCACTGAAGAACAACAGAGGGTTGTTTTTGTCACCGACAGGATCGGGTAAGTCCCTTATGATCTACAGTATCGTGAGATACTATGCTGCAGCAGGTAAAAAGATTCTGCTAGTCGTACCAACTACCTCATTGGTAGAGCAGATGATCAAAGATTTTAAAGACTATGGATGGAATGCCGACGAATACTGTCATACAATATATTCGGGCAAAGATAAGAATACTGACAAACCAGTTATTATTTCTACATGGCAGTCAATCTACAAGTTCCCAAAAAGATACTTTGATGACATTGACTGTGTTATCGGAGATGAGGCACACTTATTTAAGTCGAAGTCCCTCACAGGAATCATGACTAAGCTACACAATGCCAAATATCGTTTTGGATTTACTGGTACGTTAGATGGCAGCAAGACTCACAAGTGGGTCCTGGAGGGTCTCTTTGGTGCCTGTGAGAAGGTGACTAGGACAGATGACCTAATCAAGCAAGGACACCTCTCCAAGTTCCGTATCAAGGTGCTGGTGTGTAAGCATGAGTACAAATACTTTGAGGACTATCATGCTGAGATGGAATATATTGTACAACATGAACAACGTAACAACCTAATTAAGAATCTAGTTAATGATATCGATGGTAACACCTTGGTGTTGTTTAACTATGTGGAGAAGCATGGTGAACCACTTTACGATTTAATAAATAACAATATATCAGACCGTGAAATTTTCTTTGTTCATGGCGGTACAGATGTAGAAGATAGGGAAGAAGTACGTAAGTTAACCGAGACTCAGGATAACGCTATCATTATTGCTTCTTACGGAACGTTCTCTACTGGCATCAACATTAAACGTTTACACAATATCATCTTTGCTTCCCCGAGTAAGTCACGGGTACGTAATCTTCAATCTATTGGACGTGTCCTCAGGAAAGGCGAAGGCAAAGACATAGCAACCCTATATGATATCGCTGACGATATCTCTTCTAAGAGTAGAACTAACTATACTCTCAATCACTTGACAGAAAGAATTAAGATCTACCAAGAGGAAAACTTTAAGTATGAAGTAATACCAATTAATTTAAAATAATATGGAAGAAGAATTTTTCTCAACAATTAAACTAACAACTGGTGAAGAAATTATTGCTAAAGTTTGTTACTTGGCAGATGAAAATCATCTGTTAGTTGAAAACCCTAAAAAAGTAGAACCAGTAAAACAACGTAGAAATGGTGAGAACATTGATGGATTTGTTCTAGTGGATTGGATTCATTCAACATATGATCAAATGTTTGTCTTGTCAATGGATCGTGTAATTACAATGTCTGAACTAGACAAACGCATCGAAAGATATTATCTATCTACTCTAGATGGATCTAATGAACAAGAAGATCAAGGAAGAGTAGAACCCTCACATCTTAATCAAAGAATGGGATACTTAGGATCAGTAAAAGAGATGAAAAAGAAATTAGAAAAGATCTATAAAATAAGCTAAAAGCTATATCTCTCTTGAACCCTTGACAGAGTTATTGTACTGAGTTTCTGAGGATCTGTCAAGCTGGTTGACAAGAACCCAGTAATGAACTATACTGTTGCTATGGTAAGCAAATCAAAACATGTCTTATGTCAAAGAAAAACACAGAGTATTACGTCAATAACAAAGATTTCCTAGAAGCAATCACTGTCTTTAAAAACAAAGTTAAGGCAGCAGAAGAAGCAGGTAAACAGCGTCCTAGAATCCCTCACTACATTGGCGACTGCTTTCTTAAGATTGCTACACATTTGTCTTACAAACCTAATTTTGTAAACTATACTTTTCGAGAAGACATGATCTCGGATGGCGTTGAAAACTGTGTTCAGTACATCAATAACTTTGACCCAGAAAAATCAAAGAATCCATTTGCTTACTTCACTCAGATTATCTACTACGCTTTCCTCCGCCGTATCCAAAAAGAAAAACGTCAGAACGACATCAAACAAAAGATCTTGGAAAAAACTGGATACGATCACGTGATGCACACAGATGACTATGGTAATGATATGAACTCTACATATTCTGATATGGGTAGCATCAAAGAAAACGTTGAACTTAGAATGAACCGATGAGTGAACATCTAGAAACTGTCGAACATGAATGGATTAATGATACCTTTCGTGTTTATAAAACAAAGTACGGTGTTTGGCACAGTGCTGCTAAAGATGGTGAAGAGTTGATCACTGCTTTGACTGAAGAACTTTGTATTAGAATGACTCATTTCTATCTTAAGGGTAGACAAGAAGGATGGGGTGAGAGTAGAGTATTGAATGATGGTGTAGTGGGTGGTAAACTATGACTGTTGCTTTGATTACAGATCAGCATTTAGATGGACGTAAAGGTTCTCTAACATTCTGGAACTACTTTGAAAAATTCTATGAAGAAATCTTTTTCCCAACGCTTGAAAGAAAGGGAATTAAAACAGTCATTGATCTTGGCGATACGTTTGACAACAGGAAAGGCATTGACTTTAATGTTTGGAATCGGATTCGTCGCTCTTATTTTGATCGCTTGGCTGGGATGGGCGTCACTGTCCACATGATTCTTGGTAATCATTGTGTGTACTATAAGAACACCAATAAGATTAATTCACCTGAACTGTTGCTGAAAGATTATGAGAATATTCAGGTCTATGATGGAGTTACTACTACTTACATTGAGGATACTCCAATTTGTTTCGTCCCCTGGATTAACAAAGAGAATCAAGAAGAAACGTTATCGCATCTTGAAAGCACAAATGCCGAGATCGTCATGGGACACCTCGAACTCGATGGGTTTGAAGTAACTCCTGGTCTCAAGATGGAACATGGCATGGACCCTAAGATTTACAAGAAGTTCAAGCAAGTGTTCTCTGGTCATTACCACCACAAGTCTAGTAAAGGTAACATTACATACCTAGGCAATCCTTACCAGATGTTCTGGAATGATTATAAAGATGAGCGTGGATTCCATCTGTATGATCCCCCTACGAATAAATTGACTAGGGTCAAGAATCCTTACGAGATTTTTGAAAAGATCTTTTACAATGACAAAATTGACAACTACGATAAGTTGAATGTCCATGAATATACTGATAAGTATATCAAGATTGTTGTTGAAGAGAAGACTGATTATCACATGTTTGAAGATCTAGTCGATCGTCTATATGATGTTGGAGTACACGATATTAAGATTGTGGAAACTCTTACTACCGAAGATGATACTGATGCTGAAATTAATTTAGAAGTCAAAGACACTATGACTCTTCTTAATGAGTATGTCGATGATACTGAGATGTCGGTAGACAAAACCGAACTCAAGAAATTAATGAGGTCCCTATATATTGAGAGCTGTGAAGTTGCCTGATGTATATTCTCACGTTAGCTGATAAAGTAGAAGGGGTGTTCTCTGTGGTCTCCGAAGAAGGAGACCAGATTATTCCTATCTTCGAAAATGCTGACGATGCAGAGCGATACAACGGTATGATGATAATGGATCCTACAAACCCACTCCTTCAAATTGTTGAAATTGATGAAGATTTAATTATTAATGCTTGTGAAGAGAGATACCATAAGTATGCTATAATTACCAAAGATGATTTCCTGATACCACCGAAAGATTTAGAATGATCGTATTTGAAAAGATCCGCTGGAAAAACTTCCTATCTACGGGGAACGTGTTCACCGAGGTGGATCTTACATCACACAAAACCAATCTAATCATTGGATCAAATGGTGCTGGCAAGAGTACCGTTCTTGACGCTTTGACATTTTCTTTATTTGGTAAACCATTTAGGAAAATCAATAAACCCATGCTGGTTAACAGCATCAATGAAAAAGGTTGTGAGGTGGAAGTCGAGTTTCGTATTGCTAAAAATCAATACAAAATTATTCGTGGTATCAAACCTAATGTGTTTGAGATTTATCAAAATGGTCAGATGATTGATCAGTCATCTACAGCAGTTGACTATCAAAAGCAACTAGAACAAAACATTTTGAAGATGAACTATAAGTCTTTCACACAGATTGTAGTTCTTGGGTCATCTACGTTCGTTCCTTTCATGAAACTGCCAGTGGCATCACGAAGGGAAATCATCGAAGATATTCTAGACATCCAAATCTTCTCTGTTATGAACACCCTGTTGAAAGACAAAGTTCGTGACAACAATGAAGAGATCAAGGAACTAGAATATCAACTTAAGATGTCAACTGACAAGATCGAACTCCAGAAAAATTATATGCTGGAGTTGGAAAAGAAAACAAAGTCTGATATTGAAAAGAAACAAGCAATCATCGAGACCCTTAAAGTTGACAAATCGTCGGCATTGAAAAATGTTGCTGATCAAACTGTAGTTCTTGCCGACTACAATACAGAGTTAAAAACTCTTGCCGATAATAAAAAGAAACTCAAGCAACTCAATACCTTTAGGGTGAAAATTCAACAAAAGATTAGCACCTGTAAGAAAGAAACTGAGTTCTTTATTAACAATCATGTGTGTCCTACGTGTACACAAGAGATTGGGCAGGACTTTCGAGATCAGAAGATCAATGAGGGTGACAAAGAATTACTGACCTTAGAGCAGGGCTTCAGTGATCTTGAAAAGTCAATCGAGCAAGAAGAACAACGTGAATCAAAGTTCATGGAGTTGTCCGAACAAATTGTTGAGATCAACTCAACAATTAATCAACTTAACTATGAGATCACTTCTCTCGATCAACAGATCAGTAATCGTGAGATGGAGATTGAAGAACTCAATGCTCCTACCAGCAGCAAGAAAGCAGAGTTTGAAAAACTAACTGCTTACGTTAATGAGAAGAATCTGATCAAAGATCAGTTTATCACATCTAAAAAAGATAAAGATACATTAAGTGTTGCTGGTCAATTGTTAAAAGATAATGGAATTAAGAGTAGAATCATCAAACGATATCTTCCAGCGATGAACAAACTCATCGGAGATTATCTTAGGAAGATGGACTTTTACGTTAACTTTACTCTTAATGAAAACTTTGAGGAAACTATTAAGTCTAGATACCGAGACATCTTTACTTACGAATCTTTCAGTGAGGGAGAGAAAGCTCGTATCGATCTTGCTCTTCTGCTTACTTGGAGGAGTATTGCTAAACTTAAGAATAGCGTGGATACTAACCTCCTTATTCTAGATGAGATCTTTGATGGTTCTCTAGATGCCAGTGGTAGTAGTGAACTAGGATGGATCCTTCGTAACTTTGATGACAACACAAACGTGTTTGTTATTAGTCACAAAGAAAGTCTAGAAGGAAAGTTTGATCGAACCCTTAAGTTTGATAAAATTAAAAATTATTCTGTTTTATCTGAAGCATGAGTTACCCACCATTCACGTTAGATCAAGAACCTTACTGGCAAATTGTTCCGACTTTTTCTAGTCCTATTTCTACTTGTAATATTGACTTTAATATTACCAAACAACTTTATGATTTTAAAGATACTGTTGAATGGTTAGAAGATATTGAGGATGATGGTTGTCTAGGAGCAGTTACTAAAGATAAAAATATTTTGTCAAAACTTCCAGATGTTGAGAAGCACCTGAGAGACAAATGTCTTTCTTATGTAATTGATACTATGAAGTATCCGTGTGATATTCAATTCACTAGTTCATGGTTTACACGTACATATGAAGGTGGTAGATGTGAACGACATTCACACACCAATTCTTGGTTGAGCGGTATTGTTTACTTTGGGGCATATGATAATGACAGTGCTCCTTTAGTATTTTACAATCCTAATCATATAACTATAAATGTAGAACCATTTGATTACAATTACTTTAATAGTTTGTCTTGGGAACTTAGACCAAGAACAAACATGATGGTATTGTTTCCTAGTTCTTTACAGCATCAAGTTTTAATACACAAAACTGATATTAAAAGATACTCGTTAGCTTTTAATATAATGCCTAAGGGATCTGTCGGTCATGACGATTCTAACTTTGAGTATTGACAGTTGAGAGACTGTCCACTATGACCTCCTGGTGACCCCAGGGGGTTTTATAGTATGTTCATCAACCGAGAGAGAACATGTTCAACCAAGAGATCCGAGGAAACCTGGCACGACTGCTCGCTACCGAGAACCTTGTGGTTGAGCACCGTAAGGTCAGCACTGCTTCTTTTGACGTGCTCCGTCGTGTGCTGACTCTTCCCCTGTGGGACAAGGCATCTAACATTGTCTATGACCTGCTGGTGGGTCACGAAGTCGGTCATGCTCTGTACACACCTGCTGACAAGTGGGACTTCGATGTTCCTAAAGACTTCATTAATGTTGTGGAGGATGCTCGTATTGAGAAGTTAATGAAGCGTAAGTATGCTGGTCTCAGCAAAGACTTCTACAGGGGTTACCAAGAACTTAACGATGCTGACTTCTTTGACATCAAAGATCAAGATCTTTCTAAGTTCAACCTGATCGACCGTATCAACCTTCACTTTAAGATTGGTGCTTATGCTCTCATTCCTTTTGAATCTAGTGAGACAATCTTTGTAGACAAGGTTGCTGAGTGTGAGACCTTTGATGATGTTCTCTCTGTTTGTCGTGAACTAAAACAGTATCTTGACGAACAGAAAGAAGACACTCCTCCTGCTAATCTTCCACAATCTTCTCAGCAGGGACAGGAGTCTACTTCTGCTGAAGCACAATCACAAAATCAAACCCAAGAAACTGAAGCAGAGACCGATGATTCCGATGACAGCAGTGGTAACGGCAAACGTGATGAAGCCGATCTCGAAACTCCTTCTTTCTCTAAGCAAGGTGGTGAAGACTACGAATCTCAAACTCAAAAGTCTTTTGATGAGGCAGCAGAAGAACTGACTAACCAACGTTCTTATGCTCAGGAACCTGTCTATCTTGAGGTTCCTAAAGTTGATCTTGACCGAGTTATCGTTGATTACGATAAACTTCAAGATTACATTGGTAAATACTGGAAAGGACTTGCTGAGCAACGTGCTGAGCAGTGGGGTAACATTTTTGAAGGAGTTGATTCTGATTTCAACGACTTCAAGAAATCTTCTCAGAAGGAGGTAAACTACCTTGTTAAGGAGTTTGAGTGCCGTAAGTCTGCTGACGCTTATGCTCGTGCTGGTCAATCTAAGACTGGTGTTCTTAATACTTCTAAGCTTCATACTTATAAGTATTCTGATGACATCTTCAAGAAAGTGACTGTTCTGCCTGATGGTAAGAACCATGGCATGATTTTTATTCTTGACTGGTCTGGATCGATGGGCACTGTACTCATGGATACTGTCAAGCAACTCATCAACCTTTGTTGGTTCTGCCGTAAGGTTCAGATTCCTTTTGAGGTTTATGCTTTCACCTATGAATGGAACAACTCTATTTTTGAGGGTGGAGAAGAAACTGAGTACGTAAAAGAGTATGCTTACGAACGTAAGAACAACATGCTTTCTGTTCACAAACGATTCTCTCTGCTGAACCTTGCTACTTCCCGTAGCAACAGCAAGAGTTTTGATACAAGCATTAAGCATCTGTATCGTCTTGCTTATTACTACAGCAGGAGTGCTATTTACTATCACAACCCTATGGGTCTGGATCTGTCTGGCACTCCTCTCAATGAAAGTTTGATCACTCTCAAGACTCTCATTCCCTATTTCCGAATAGCGAATGATCTTCAGAAAGTTAATGTCTGTATTCTTACTGATGGTGAAGGAAACAACCTAAGCTATGATGTTGAGTTGAATGAGTATGTTGGCAACCGTAGCGTTCAAGCTAACTGTTGCCTTCGTGATCCTAAGATTGGCAGAACTTATCGTCACTTTGATTATGAGATTACCAATAGTTTGACCACTATTCTTCTGGAGAATCTGAAAGATAGTTTTCCAGAGGTTAACTTTATCGGTTTCCGAATTGGTAATGGCGGTGATTTCAGTTCTCTGTACAAAGGTATCCATGGTTGGAATCACGATCATGATGCTGTCATGAAGAAGTGGAGGAAACAAAAATCCTGGGAACTTAATGGTCTTGGATATGATTCTCTCTATGTTCTCGGTCAAACTACACTGTCTTCTGACGTTGAGTTTGATGTTGAACAAGGTGCTAAGAAGACTGAGATCAGCAAGTCCTTCCGTTCAATGCTCAAGGCAAAGACGACCAACAAAAAGATCCTGTCCTCCTTTGCCACGGTCGTTTCCTGAACTGTCCACTCTGCCCTGAGTCTGCCCCACTCTGCCCCTATAATTAGTTCATCAACAAACAAAGCACAATGCCCCGTCCCGCTCACATCGATATGATTCAACTCTTCGCTTACATTGAAGAGAACTTTGGCACCGAGGTTGGCACCGCTGCTATCAAGGCAGGTGCTGAGCACATGGGTTATTCTTACGCTACTATTTGTAATCGTATGGAACCCTACAAAACTGGTCGTGGTAAGTGGAACCTGACCATCGAAGAAGCACGTGAGCAATTGGAAGAGATGGTTGCTCCCGAACGGGAAGATCGTAACCTTGTTCCCCAGAAAGACGATGGTTTCGTCCCGTTCGGTAACTTTACCGACCTCAAGAAAATCCTTGGTTCTGGTATTTTCTACCCTGTGTTTATCACTGGTATGTCTGGTAATGGTAAGACTTTCTCTGTTGAACAAGCATGTGCTGCTCTAAATAAAGAGTTGATTCGTGTAAACATTACCATTGAAACCGACGAAGATGATCTTATTGGTGGGTTCCGTCTTGTTGATGGCAACACTGTTTGGCACAACGGACCTGTCATCGAAGCTCTGGAGAGGGGAGCTGTGCTGCTTTTAGACGAGGTTGACCTGGCATCCAATAAGATCCTGTGTCTCCAATCTATCCTTGAAGGCAAGGGTGTGTTCCTTAAGAAAACTGGTAAGTATGTCGTCCCTGCTCCTGGTTTCACTGTGGTTGCTACTGCCAACACCAAGGGCAAGGGTAGCGATGATGGTCGCTTCATCGGCACTAACGTTCTCAACGAAGCATTCCTTGAGCGATTTGCCCTGACCTTTGAGCAGGAGTATCCTACCCCTGCTGTTGAGGCAAAGATCCTTGGCAAGATGTGTGATGACGCTGAGTTTGTATCTCGTCTAGTTGATTGGGCAGATATCATCCGTAAGACCTTTAATGATGGTGGTATTGATGAGATTATCAGCACCCGTCGCCTGGTACACATCATCAACGCTTACAAAATCTTTGGCAAACGGATGAAAGCAATCCAGTCTTGTGTCAACCGTTTCGATGATGAGACTAAGGAATCATTCCTTTCCCTCTATGAAAAAATCGACGACAAAGTGGAGGAATCCGATGAAAACTGATACCGAGTTCCACGGTTATCGTGGTTGTATTGCCGTCCTTAAGGACGGTCGATCTGTTAAAATCCTTGATGGTGATGGACTCAAACTCTATGTTCAAAGTATTGACGGCAAAGTGTTTGAGTGCTATCATAATCAACTGGAAACCATCTTTTCCGAGTAATATGACTTTTAAATATAATGAAGACAAGCTCCTTCAGGAGCTTCGTGATTACATTGCTAGCACATATAACCAGCACTACTCTGCTGGCAATGACAGCATTCAAACTTTAGATTTGATTGAAGCATGTGGTGATGCCGAAGCATTTTGTCGAAGCAACATTCTGAAGTATGCTTCACGCTATGATAAGAAGGGCACTGCTCGTCGTGATATCGTAAAGATCCTTCACTACGCTTTGCTTTTGCTACATTTTTCTGATAAATCTACTACCACTGAGGAGTATCCTAATCGATGAGTCAACTTTCACTTACGCCCCAAACTACATCTGTCCTGAAGAACTTCTCGACAATTAATGGATCTATTATGATCCGTGAGGGTAATGTGTTGAAGACAATCAGTGTTGGTGAGAACATGATTGCTCAGTACACTTCTCCTGAGATGTTCCCTAAGACCTGTGGTATCTATGACCTAGGTCAGTTCCTCATGGGTCTGAGTTTGTTCCAAGATCCTGGTCTTAACTTTGACAACGATGAGTATGTTACCATTCGTGGTGGTCGCCGCTCTGCTAAGTATTACTTTTCCGATCCTGAGATCACCCTGAAGTCTGCTCCAGAACGTGACGTTAAGTTCCCTGGTGCTGACATGGAATTCTCCCTGTCATCTGAGGATCTTGTTCAGCTTCAGAAAGCATCTGGTGTTTATAGTCTCCCCGATCTTTCTTTTGTCTCTACTGAAGATGGAACTATCAGTCTGAATCTGTGTGATAAAGAGAACGACACTGCTAATGCTTACACTCAGGAGATTCAAGGCACTGCTACTGGTGCTTATGAGTTGTTCCTGAAAGTTGAGAACCTGAAACTGTATCCTGGTGACTACAATGTGAAGATCTCCAGCAAACTGATTACCGAGTGGCGTCATGCTAATCTCGATCTTGTATACTATATTGCTCTCGAACCATGAGAGTGATTGACAACTTCCTGACACCATCATATGCTAATTTAATTGAATCTCAACTTCAATCAGATGGTCAAGAGTGGTACTTTAAACCCCGTAGTTCTGGACAACCATATCAACAAAATCAATCTCCAGTAGAACACGGATTTAGTTTACTTCTCTTCAGTGAAGTTGAAGGTGGGTGGACTAACACATATGCTAGTATGATGTTAAAACCTTTCCTGTTACAGGTACAAGATACTGTTGGTGCTCAACGACTTCTTAGAGCACGTATTGACATGACGGTTGCTAATACTTCTAGGGTATTACATCCAGCTCATGTTGATCTAGCAGGAGTCAAAAATATTACTGCCATATATTATGTGTCAGATTCTGATGGATATACTATGGTGTATAATGAAAAACGTCTGTGTGATGAGTACACTGTCCAGAAAAAAATTGCTCCTAGGAAAAATCGGTTGTGTTTCTTTGATGGAGACTATTACCATACTGGTCACTCTCCTGTACAGCATCCAAATCGTATCTTGATTAACGCTAATTTTATTTGATTATGAAAAAATTTCTTTGGGTTGAACAGTACCGTCCCAGCAAAATTGCTGACTGTATCTTACCTGAGAATATCAAAAAGTCGTTCCACGGGTTTGTAGAACAGGGAGAGATTCCTAACCTGCTGCTTGCTGGAACGGCAGGCATTGGTAAGACTACCGTTGCCAAGGCACTGTGTGACGAGATCGGTGCCTCTTACATCGTCATCAACGGGTCTGACGAGGGTCGTTTCCTTGACACTGTGAGGAATCGGGTCAGGCAGTTCGCTACAACGGTCTCCCTGACCTCTGGGGGCGCCCACAAGGTCGTCATCATTGATGAGGCAGACAACACCACTAACGATGTTCAGCTGTCTCTCAGGACCGCCGTGGAGGAGTTCCACAATAACTGCCGCTTCATCTTTACTTGTAACTTTCCAAACAAGATTATTGAACCACTACATAGTCGTTGTACTGTAGTTGACTTTAAGATCAATACTGATCAAGCAGTCGCTCTACAGGGAGCATTCTTTACTCGTTTGAAAGAAATCCTGGAGGAACAAAATGTTCAGTACGAGGACAAGGTTCTTGCTAAAGTGGTTAAACGTTATTACCCTGATTGGCGTCGTCTTATTAATGAATGTCAGCGGTTTGCTGCCACTGGTAGTATCAATTCCGCTATCCTTGCTGATGTTGCAGATATTACTATCGATTCTCTTGTATCGTCCTTGAAGAATAAAGAGTTTACTGTTGTACGAAAGTGGGTAGTTGATAATATTAATAATGATCCTACTACTGTGATGAGGAAACTCTATGATGTTCTTTACGATAAACTCAAATCAGCATCTATTCCTGAAGCAGTGTTGATCATTGCCAAATATTCTAGGGACATTCATATTGTTCCTGACCAGGAGATCAATCTCTTGGCATGTCTAACTGAAATTATGATGAGTTGTGAATTCAAATGATTAGTAAAAGCGAATTAATGCACCACCGACTCCAAGCGTGGTTGAGAGAAAATCAAAGTGATGACGTTGAGTATCTTGGAGAACGTCCAGATATTTGTGGTGAAATGAATCACTGGTATCGCTTTGGTGAACATGAAGTAACTGTTGATTGTGTGGAGGACATTGAACTTGTCGGAGAAAGTTAAGACCACACCAGAAAACGTAGCAGAAGCACACGAAGCTTTGTTTCATGCTACAATGAATCTACCTGCTGCTGCCGCTCATTGTGGCATGACACAGAAACAATTAAAGTTAACCTTTTGGGAATACCTTAAATATCATGCCCCAAACTTTGAAATCCCTGAAGACTCCCCTTCGCTATCCAGGGGGGAAGAGTCGTGCCCTGAGTAAACTGTTTCAATATCTTCCTGATCTAAAAGACTACGATGAGTATCGTGAACCATTCCTAGGTGGTGGTTCTATGGCACTTGAAGTATCTAAACGATATCCTCATTTGAATATCGTTGTCAACGATCTCTACGAACCTCTTTATAATTTCTGGCGAGAACTACAAGACCATGGACAAGCACTTAGAGACGAACTTGTCCAACTTAAACAAAGACACATTGATCCAGCATCTGCCAGAACTTTGTTTGATAGTGCGAAAGAATATCTGGAACGACCTGTGGAAGACACTGAAGATTTCCATCGTGCTGTTTCCTTCTATGTGGTTAATAAGTGTTCTTTCTCGGGTCTCACCGAATCAAGTTCTTTCTCCAAACAAGCAAGCGATAGCAACTTCTCAATGGCAGGAATCGACAGACTGCCAGAGTATCAAAAACTAATTGCCAACTGGGAGATTACTAACTTACATTATGAAAAGCTCTTTACCGACGATCGACGAGTCTTCATTTATTCAGACCCTCCCTACGATATTAAATCTAACTTATACGGAAGGCGAGGTAGTATGCACAAATGCTTTTCCCATGATGATTTTGCTGCCGATTGTGATCGTTACATCGCTCGTCAGCTCGTTTCTTACAATTCGTCTCAACTTGTTAAAGAGAGGTTCCGAGGGTGGACAGTAGCAGAATTTGCACACACTTACACCATGAGGTCCGTGGGGTCCTATAATACAGATCAAGCAAGCAGGACTGAACTGGTCCTTATGAACTATGAAGTGTGAAGTCAAACTCTACGTTGCTGGCAAGGTCTTCAAGGAAGAAGTCATCGCCCGTGATTATCAGGAAGCACG